TGCTTTAGATGTTGCAACATCAATTCCACTTCCACCCATGGGTAAAATGTCCATTCTGAAACTAGAGTTTAGAATTTCTATTGCAACTAATTTTATACATGCGTCTTTTACATCTTCTGGTACAGTTAGATCACCATAACGATATGTTACTCTGACTCTGTATTTTCGCATGATTGTAAATATATAACCTCGTAAAAACAATCTTCCATAAATTGGTTCAAACTCATACCACTGTGAGTTTCCAAGTATGTCACTATAGTTTGATCCTGCACCTTCCCAAATCTCTATCTTGTCTCCTGCGGTTCCGTCCAAGTCTCTACAGTTTCTATGTTTAATATAAATTGGTGTACCCCAACCATAAGTATAAAGCAGAGGAAGGTCATGAACTTCAGTAACTTGCTTGCTCCTGCCAAACGTGTGGCCAATCCTTCTGTCCAACTCTTCCTCTTTTCTTATTATTAGTTTTTCAACCTGAGTCTTGTTTGGTGTAGTAGTAGCAGTAATAGGAACTCTGAGAAAATCAGATATATCGGCAACCGTGCAGTATGTCGGTGTAGGCATAGAATTATAAACGATACGAAGTATTTAAATTTGCTATTTGTAAACTACGAGTGCTTTGACTGTTTAACTGGCACATGATACATAGATGCCATTTTCAAACCTTCTATGCAGTGTTATATAGTTTTGAGGATGTTCGGCACTTATTGTAAATTCTATGGGTGATGTATTAGTAGTCCCATTTCTAAATACAAGTGTTGCGTTATTATCATTAATCATTACATGAACAGCAATTACTACCCCATGGCCACCTTTAATTAGGGTATTTGCGCCATCAACATTTTTAATGTTGTGATTGTCTTCGACCATGTATATTGACACAAATTGAAATATATAAACTTTAAGATAAAAAAGAAGGCTTTTTACGGACTCTAGTAGCCGAAAACTAGAAATTCAAATGTGGCATTCGCAATAGATGTTGTGTTTGCCATTTCCTCGAATCCACCAGCGGTTGTATTCAATGCTTCATACAACTTGATTTTCTCACTACTTTTGTCATATTTGACAATGTAGTTAAGGCTTGAGGTTTCGGGAATCACTGCTACTAGGGTTGAAATTCTACCTTGCTTCAAATCGGCACTAACACCATTTGTTGCATAAGTATCGCTTCCCCCAGCAGTGCATTTGATCTTGTAACATCTTAGTTTAGATGTTAAAGCAGACTGTAGTGACAATGTTTTGCCAACATTAGCTGCTGTCCAATCACTTACTGATGTGGTGATAGCCATAGTAAACTTAATTAATGAGGGATATATAAAGTTGTGGATGGACTTTAAACTTAAAGTAGATATGAAGTTATGTCCAAAGTGTTATTTACCAGCATATGCAGCGGTTACAACCGAAAGCCCACGAGTTCATTATTACTGTCAAAATATGTTCTGTAGTATGTTAGGTAAAAGTATAGAATAAAAAAGAGTTTATGGGATTGCTCTAGAATAGAGTTTACCTTCTAATGCCATCTTATACATTTCTGCAACGTATGGGTTTTCACTTGGAGTTTCTGCACCAAGTTCAACCAGTCTAGCATACACTCTGACTACATAAGCCAAAGCACCCATGAAGGCAACTACAACTCCCATATTGAACATCCAATGGTTAGGCACTGCAAATATCTCTTCTACAAACCAAAAGTGCCACATTTCGTTAACACCAATGGTGAACATGGTTGCAAGATAACCTAGTATAGTCATCTTTAATCCAGTGTTCATAGAGTTTCCTACACCTCTCAATATTGGTACTTTACGATCATAAATCGCAACACTACCCCAACCTAGAGGTAATGCTATGAAATGACTGTATAACCACCAATGAGCTGGTGTAAACGCAGAATCCCTAATAGATGTTTGATGAAGTGAACCATCAACAAAGTTATCAACCTCTACAGAAGCAGCGGTTGATCCCATCGCAATTACAATCAACCAAATTTTCTTCAGTCGCTGTATTTCCACTTCTTTTGGAATTAAGGCTGGAATCTGTGCCATATATACCATTAGTATATTAATTATATAAGTTTTAATTGTGACTAATGAGTATTTAAGGATGTGGTGATGTTGAACATATTGGTTGAACATTCAGTCTTCGTTTTTTCTGATAGTATTCTCTTTGATATTCTTTTATCTTATCCTTGTTTTCCTGATAGCGTTTTCTTTGATATTCGTTTATTCTGTCCTTGTTTTCACGATTGTATTTTCTTTGATACCTTCTTTGATATTCTTGTAACTTTTCTCTCATTTTATGATTGTTATAATATCTAAATAGGTGTCCACAGTTAGAACTACAAAACTTTTTTCTCTTATAGTCGTTACATACATCACTTATTTCACTTTTACAATATAAACATCTTTTGATTGTTCTTTTCGATGACATAACTATATTTGGCAACAGCCATATATAAGTGTTTAAAAAAAGGAAAATAAGGGAATGTAATTTAGAGTTTAATGTCTCTAATCTTACCTTGTGATCTGAAGTGACGACAGACTGTTTCTCCCATAGTTCTAAACAATCCTTTCTCAACAAATGCATTGTTGACGAATGGATATGCTGGAGTACGTCTTGTTGCTTCGTAATACTCGGTTGGGATTGCGACTTGAATTCCTATTCTTGGGTATCCATAACCTTCTGCATCGCTTGTGTCGAGTGCAAATAGTCTACCAATTTCTGATGAATCAGAAGAATTGGATGGTGCATCCTTTGTTGGGATGAACGGAATACCATAGATAGAGTCAACATGAATTCCAACTCCAGTACCCTTAAAGGTCTGGATACCGTTTACATCTACTTGTACAAGTGCTTCACCGTAAGGATTTGCAATTCTTACAGAAGGCATATACAAGCCCTGAATTTCAGAGTATACTTCGTGTGAACCAAGGAATACGTTTGGATCTTTACCAGATGCTTTTCTGATCTTTCGTAGGAAAGTTCTCAGTGTATCATCAGTTAGAACTCCGTTTGTACCGATTGTTCCTGAAGCAGATTCTACGGTTGAGTCGAAGTCTGTACCACTGTCCCTGTCAATTTTGTTCCAAGGATCATACCAGTTATTATATGAGCCACCTAATGTGTCTTCTTCTGCATCTGCTGAAATAATTCTGTCCAATGACTCAAAGTCAAGTGATCCAGAATAATCTGCTGCTGCGGAAGCTGCTTGTGATTCAACGTCAGCTAATAGCATTTTGTTCAGATTCTCTTTGTGCTGTACAGCCATGAATAGTCTAAGTGAACCTAGACCACCCCAAATATCGTCTTTGCTGTGAGTTGCCATCCACTCCATAACTTCTGATGCAGAGAAAGCCAGTTGTGCTGTCTTTGGTCTAACATCTAGTTCTTGTAGTGTTGGTTTTACAGTTGCCGCGATAAGTCCACCTTCAGTTGTACCGCCCAATCCAGTATTATTGGATGAGCCAGCATCAGCTAAGGCTGGGGCTCTTGCTGTAATTACACGCCAACCTGATTTATCCCAAGGATACTTTGGCAGAATGCCGAAAGCGTTTGCCTCAAGATTCAACTGAGCCCATGCATAAGCACCGAAAATGGCGTTAAAAGTGCCACTGGTTGCTGTAGTGATTGGTGCATCAGATTTTCTAATCAGGTTTCGATTGAATCCATAATAAAGTGCTTCTAGCTCGTCAATGGTTCTAATTTGCACCATTTTTACCAAGCCTCACTCTCTGGTGTGTAGTACTTGTTCGTATAGAGAATATTTCTTGCAACTAGGCTCAAGTCACCAGTCTCTCTTGCATCTTTCAAAACTAGATTGTAGTCTTGTGAAAATGACTTGTTGATTGTCTCAACAGGAGCTGTTGGTCTTGGAGTCTGTGTTGAAGTTTCAGCCTTTACTTGCATTGAAAGACCATTCTTATCTTTGCCATGTTCTGCACCATCAGCATCGAGTGCTGCTTGGACAGAGTTAGCATTGTATTCGTCTGGTGTTTTCACATCTGCACCTACATCTTCTCCACTTGTTCCTGATGGCTTCAGTGGGAAATCTGTTGGTTTCTCTAGAGCCTTCAATCGTTCCTCAACACTTTTAAGTGTTTCGGTAACTCCTTTTTGAGATTCTGCTAGTGATTGAATTACTTCAGTCACAGCCTCAAAGTTGGATTTGATTGCTT